ACTGCAGGCGAGGGCCTGCCGCGCCATGCTCGAAGGTGGCGAGGCACTGATTCGCCTTCGGTACCGCAGGCCTGACGATGTCTTGAGTGTTGCACTGCAGATCCAGGTTCTGGAGCCTGAGCATCTGCCCGTTCAGATGAACATCACCGCAGAAAACGGCAACCTGATTCGCGCAGGCATTGAGTTTGATCGGCTGGGGCGGCGGGTGGCGTACCACCTGTATCGCTCGCACCCTGAGGACGGATTGCTTGCGCCCATGTCGGGTGATGGTGGCTTGAGCACCGTGCGGGTGGATGCCGCAGAGATCATTCACCTGTTTCGGCCGCTCCGGCCGGGTCAGATCCGGGGCGAGCCTTGGCTTGCGCGCGCGCTGGTCAAACTCAACGAACTGGACCAGTACGACGACGCAGAACTGGTGCGCAAGAAAACTGCCGCCATGTTCGCGGGCTTTGTGACCCGTCTGTCACCCGAGGACAGCCTGATGGGCGAAGGCAATGCTGACTCCAATGGAGTCGCGCTGGCAGGTTTGGAGCCCGGCACGATGCAAATCCTGGAGCCAGGCGAAGACATCAAATTTTCTCAGCCTGCGGACGTAGGTGGTTCGTATTCCGAATTCCTGCGTATGCAGTTTCGCGCGGTGGCCGCTGCCATGGGTGTCACCTATGAGCAACTCACGGGCGACCTAACGCAGGTCAACTACTCATCCATTCGGGCCGGGCTCCTGGAGTTTCGACGCCGGGTGGAGTCCTTGCAGCATGGTGTCATCGTGCATCAACTGTGCCGCCCGATCTGGGCGGCTTGGATGGACCAGGCGGTTATCGAAGGCGCGCTGACGTTGCCAGGCTACGGCTCTGCACAACCAAAACGCCGTGAGTACCAAGCTTGCAAGTGGATTCCACAGGGCTGGCAATGGGTGGATCCGCTCAAAGAGGCCGATGCCATGAAGGCCGCCATTCGCTCCGGACTCATGAGCCGATCGGAGGCCATCTCCGCCAACGGCTACGACGCAGAAGACGTGGACCGGGAAATTGCTGCCGACAACGCTCGCGCCGATGACCTGGGGCTTGTCTTTGATTCCGACCCCCGGCACGAATTGACCAAGTCCCCCTCAGCTGCGCCCGAAGAGGTGCAGATGCCGCATCCCGAGTCGCCTTCACAAGGACGCTGACCATGTTATTGCCACACCTGGCGTCTCGTTTGTACGGGACGCCGCTTCTGCTTGCGCGTACCAAACTCGACATCATTCTCTCGGTTCTGGGTTCTCGTATTGACTGGCCCATTCAGTCAGAACTGGCCTTGCCGCCGCCCCGTGCATCCCCTTCAGGTCAACATATGGCTGCCACCGGCATTGCGGTTGTTCCTGTGCACGGCTCGCTGGTGCGCCGGGCTATTGCGCTGGATGCTGCTTCCGGGTTGACGTCCTACGGCGACATTGCTGCGATGCTTGATGCGGCTGCGGCCGACCCGACGGTGTCTGGCATCTTGCTGGACATCGACTCTCCGGGTGGCGAGGCTGGTGGCGTGTTTGAGCTGGCACAGCGTATTCGCGCCGTTGATGCCATCAAGCCGGTCTGGGCGCTGGCGTGTGACTCGGCGTTCTCTGCAGCCTACGCTATTGCCTGCGCAGCATCACGGGTGTTTGTCACGCAGACCGCTGGTGTTGGCTCCATTGGTGTCATTGCCATGCATGTGGACCAGTCGGTTCGCGATGCCCAAGAGGGGTACCGCTTCACGGCGGTGTCTGCTGGTGACTTCAAGAACGATCTGTCCCCGCATGAGCCCATCGACAAAGCAGCACTTGGCCGACTGCAGACCGAAGTAGATCGACTCTACGGCCTGTTTGTGGACCACGTGGTGTCCATGCGCGGGATGCAAGCCAAAACCATACGCGACACGCAAGCCGGTCTGTTTTTTGGACCCGATGCGGTTCGCTGTGGCCTTGCCGACTCGCTTGCCAGTGCGGATCAGGTGGTATCCGAGTTCACCACCTACCTTGGCGCAAGAAACGTGAGAGGTGTGGCCTCCCGCGTGATCAGTGCCAAAGCCCTGGACGTTCAGTCCAGCGCCTCCCTTGTCCTCCAAACCAACTCCAAGGAGATTCGTATGAATCCAGAAACAGCAAATGACCCGGCGATCGCCGACCCTGACGACCCAACCGCTGAAGCTGATCAGGTGCAGCGCAAAGAAACTGCACCGGCTGACACGAACTTGAAGCCTCCCTCGCCAACAACGTCAGTGGCACCAGTGACACCAGCGACGCCGTTGGCTCCATTGGCACCCACTGTGAACGACGTCGCCATCTCCGCAGCTGTCCATTCAGCCAAGGCTGAGGCCGTTGCCCAGGCTATTTCCATTGCCGAGCTGTGCCAACTTGCCGGACAAAGCAATCGCATTGCCACATTTCTCACCCAAGGTCTTTCGGCATCTCAGGTGCGCCAGACCCTGCTGGCCAGCCGTGCACAGAGCGAAGAGATCACCTCACTCATCGCGCCTGATGCAGCACCCAAGAGTGCGGGCGCTGCTGGCGACGCCGGTGCCTTGATGGCAGCGGTCAAAAAACTCACCCAAAAGATTTAACTCGGAAGGATCCAAGCCATGAACGTCATCAATGAAGCCCTCAACCTGGGCGACCTCGTCAAGTACGAGCAAGACAGCCTCAACTACTCGCGCGATGTTGTCACGGTGGAGGCAGGCCAGAACCTATCACTGGGTTGCATCGTCGGCCGTGTGACTGCCACCACCAAGGTCAAGCAACTCGACCCTGGTGCTGAGGATGGATCCCACCTTGCTGTGGGAATCCTTCTGGGAGCGGTGGATGCCACGCTCATCGACCGTGAAGACGCTTTGATCCTCGCCCGTCACGGCGTGGTCGCATCCAAAGCTGTCGTTTGGCCGGTGGAGATTTCCACCGCTCAGCAAGCAGCCATCACCGCGCAGCTGGCGTCACTCGGCATCTTGATTCGCCAATCCGCTTGATTGGCTTGATTTTTAACCTTGATCGGACACCTCACCATGAACAATCCATTCAACACCCCCGCGTTTTCGATGGCCGCACTCACTGCTGCCATCAACATCATCCCCAACCGTTACGGTCGCATGGAGGCCTTGAACCTTTTTCCAGTCAAACCAGTACGCACACGCCAGGTCATCGTGGAAGAGCAAAACGGTGTCCTGAACCTGCTGCCCACCATGCCTCCGGGCTCGCCCGGAACGGTGGGAACCCGTGGCAAGCGCAAGGTGCGCTCCTTTGTGATCCCCCATATTCCCCATGACGATGTGGTCTTGCCCGAAGAAGTCCAGGGCATCCGAGCCTTCGGCTCTGAGACCGAGATGGAGAGCGTGGCAGGCGTTATGGCCCGCCACCTGGAGACCATGCGCAACAAGCACGCAATCACCCTCGAACATCTGCGCATGGGCGCACTCAAGGGTGTGATCCTGGATGCTGACGGCTCGGTGATCTACGACCTGTACGACGAGTTTGGCATCTCGCCTGCGACCGTGTCTTTCGATCTGGGTAATGCCAATACCAACGTCAAGACCAAGTGCGCCGAGGTGCTGCGCCATCTGGAGGACAACCTCAAAGGTGAATTCATGACTGGAATTCACGTGCTGTGCTCGCCGGAGTTCTTTGATGCGCTCACAGGTCACGCCAAGGTCGAGAAGGCTTACACCTATTGGCAGCAAGGCGCTGTGCTCATCAACGACATGCGCGCAGGCTTCACCTTTGGGGGTATCACCTTCGAGGACTACCGTGGTCAAGCAACCGACTTCAGCGGTGTATCGCGGCGTTTCATTGCCGCTGGTGAGGCGCACGCCTTCCCCTTGGGCACGATTGACACCTTCAGCACCTACTTCGCACCGGCGGACTTTAACGAGACTGCCAACACGCTGGGGCAGGTTCTGTATGCCAAGCAGCAGCCGCGCAAGTTCGAGCGTGGCACGGATCTGCACACGCAGGCCAATCCGCTGCCCATGTGCCATCGTCCGGGCGTGTTGGTCAAGCTGACCGTAGCCTAACGTTCTGTCTGATGCTCAGCGTTGAGTTTCTCTACTGCGCGGCGGCCAACGCGGGAATGCTTCAGAAGGCCGTCTTCGATAGCACGGAGGTCATGGTTGACTTACGTGCACCCGATGAGGAGGTCCTTAGCGGCCTGGGTGTCAGTCGGGACTATGCCATCCGGTATCCCCTGACCTGGCTCCCGTCTTTGGTGGCGGGTAACACACTAGAGATCTCTGGCCAGACCTATCGCGTGCGTGAAATCATGGCGATAGGCGACGGCTCGGAGCGTCGGGCGTCACTGAGCAGGCTGTAGGCCAAGATTGACCGTCGAGTTTCATGCACCGATTTTGATCCAGCCGTTCCAAAGCAGCCGGTCGATGGCGTTGTTGGCAGACTGGCGGTCAAAGCGCTCAGGATCAAAGTCCAGCCCGGCCCATTCCCGGGTCGCTTTGGTTTCCTCACCGTAGGGGTCGTTCTCCAAGGACTCCAGGAAGTCCTGGTATTGCCCTACACCACCGGCGTCTTCAGGTGGACAGGCTCTGGCTCCGGCCTCAACCCAGACAGTGCGGGATTGGGCGGTCTTTTCGTCCAGTTGTTCGATGGATTCGACCGTGATGCGGTGAGTCCAGCTGTCCCCAAAGTCATATAGGTAGGTGCAGGTGTCACCTTCGCCGAGGACTTGGTTGAGTCTGAACTTTTTCTCGATCAAGACGGGATGGTCCTCATCCAGGAATTCTGGGTCAGGGGTGCCGTACTTGCGCTCCCGGATCTCGAACTCGTGCAAGTGCGAGTCAGACCAGCCCATTGCGGCCTGCAAAACGTGGTGAAACGCATCAAGTCGTGCGCGGCCATCAATGTGGATGCGCCGCCAGATGGTGGGACTGGTCTCTTCGAGTTCGACCAGGAGCGTGTAGTGGGTCGGTGACGACTGACTGCTGCGATGGGGCTTCTTGGGTGCTGTGGTGGCCATGGTTCTTTTCAGTCGTTCTTTTCAACTCTCCATTTTACGAATCGAGGCAATTTCTCATGCACGAATCTCTTCGCGAACGCATTATTCAGGCGGTGATGGCCTTGCTGGCCCCGATTGCGCTGGCCAATGGTGTCACCTTGATTCGCTCGCCGCCCAACGGGCTCAACCGCGAGCAGTCACCCGCACTGCTGATCTTTCCGGAATCGGACACGGTCTCCCCGCGTGTTAACGACCGCGTGGAGCGCCAACTGGTGCTTCGCATCGTGGCGCTTTCGCGTGAAGCCGTAGGCAAAGCACCCGAGACGATCGCCGACGGTCTGCTGGTTGCAGCCCACGCGGCGCTGTTTGCCAATGCCAATTTGAGCGGGCTGTGCGTGGGCCTGCGAGAACTGGACTGTGAGTGGGATGTGGAGGACGCCGACGCGCTGATCGCCGCGCTTCCCGCGCGTTACCAGTTCAGCTACCGAACCATGGCCCATGACCTTTCACTGATCGGATGACCACGATGCCACAACTTGTTCTTTTGAAACCGCACACCCACGCGGGTAAATCCTTCGGCATTGGCGAGCGCCTTGATGTCGACGTACCAACGTTCGAGTGGCTGCTGGCGCAGGGCGTCGCCCGACCAGAGGCTCCGCCCCAAAAGTCCGTCTCCAGCACTGAGACAGCCTCAGTCAATTTTTCCCACCCCTCCAAACCTATTAAGGAACCCAAGCCATGAGCACCTATGCATCCTTCCAAGGCCGTGTCTACCTCGGTAAACGCGACGCCAATGGCGAACCCATCGAAGTCCGCTCGCCGGGCAATGTGGCCGAACTCAAGCTCTCCCTCAAAACCGATGTGCTGGAGCACTACGAGAGCCAGACAGGTCAGCGCACGCTGGATCACCGCATGGTCAAGCAAAAGTCTGCCACGGTCAAACTGACCATTGAGGAATTCACCAAGGAAAACCTCGCCCTGGCGCTGTACGGCAACTTTGTGACAGGTGCTGCCGGTACCGTGACCGGCGAGCCGCTTGGCGGGGTGGCCCCCGTCATTGGGGACCGCTATTTTCTGGCCCATCCCAAGGTTTCGACCCTGGTCGTCACGGATTCGGCCGCCACACCGGCAACCCTGGTGCTGGGCACGAACTACACCGCCGAGACTGATTTCGGTGCCATCCAGTTTCTGGAGGTCACCGGCTTTACGGCCCCTTTCAAGGCCAGCTACGGCTTTGGTGTGACTACCGAGATTGGAA